TATCGACAATCTCCCATGGATAAAAAGAAGGATCAACATCTGAATCATAGTTAGTGCTTCCTTCTACCCTTAGATACTCCCCGACTTGAAAATCATGACCTCGTAGAGGTAAAGCAACCCATGCATTACCACTCACAGGTAATACTTGAACTAATCGAGCCTGACCCTCTATATCAAAGTACAAACCATTTGAATTAAAGAGTGAGACTGTTTGGTCGGACACAGAAACGATATCCGAGAAAGAACCTTGCGTGACTTCAAAGATAAAGTTGGGCATGGCTTGAGACGGCCCTAAATTGTATTCTTCAAAGTAAGCGCATGACACATCTTTATACTCAGCGTAGTCTTCTCCAATTATGGCGCTGAGACCCGTGTTATTACCACCTGAGTACCAAACTAATCTGTCTAAATCAATCTCGTCTTTACCCGACCAAACTCGAACAATATTAGTGCGACCTTCGCATACAGCAATTAAGAAAGAACGCTTATAAGTTGTTACTACATACTCTTCTCCCCCACCACCACCAAATAAATTTTTCCCACCACCGCCTGCAGAATGTTTAGTATTGACTGTGATCAGGTCACCAATCCAAATAACATTCCCGGCTAATCGGCATGTTCCATAAACAATAGGAATGGGCGTTCCATAGTAAGCGCCTTGAATAGGATACTCGCCCGTTCTGGGGAGTGAGGGACTTTTTTGTTCCATCGGAAAAAGATAAGAGCCCAAAAATGAACCCGATGCGAATCCAACACCTGTCAGAATACTTTGACCCATAGGCCCAAAATATATGCCACCAAAGTAGCTACCAATGATAGCCCCACCAATCGCTAATCCGAGTCTTCCAATTGTGCCCCAAGTATCACTCATTGCTTAACTTCTCCTAATAAACTGGGATTGACTCGAAAGACAACTGCCCATCGTTTAGAATGCATGCTGTCTTTTAAGGATGAAATCTTACAATGACTGTTTTCAGTCATATGAATAAACGTCTGGTTTTCTAACAAGATGCCAGCGTGGCTTTCACATCTGCCCCAGCGAAAAACTAGGATGTCACCGGGAATAGCTTCCTTTTTTGAAGCGCGGCTACAAAACTTGCCAAGCTCTTTAATTAAATAATCATTAGCCATACCATGTAGATTCCAATCCTTAGGGTATTTCCTCATTTTATAATCTAAAAGAAATCCCACAGAATGTGCTATTCCTAAAAGAAAACCAGTACAGTCGCATCCGGTTTTACGAAAGCCCATATGTTTATAGGGCACCCCTAACCAAGTTTTTGCTTCTGCCACTATGCGCTCATTAAAACTCATCATAAGATCGTTTCTTCATATTTTGGTATGTATAAAAACCCTTTAAAATTATCTTCATTATTAAATCGATTCCGACATGTTTCTGCCTTCTTGTCACATCCAGGAAAAATAGAGTAAGTCACTCCAACAGCTATGGCTTTTGGAAACGGATACATGACTGTGATCACGCCAGTGTCTACTGAAAGAATTTGTCTTCGCTGCCCATCATTGTCACCACTTGTTATTTCTAGTTCTCCGTGCATGTATAGGTTAGAATCTTCTTCTGCAGAAACTCCATTGATTGTAACGACAGGGTCACCAACACCTGCTCCGACCTCTCCTATTATATCATTGTTATTAAAAGGGCCGGTGACAGCATCTACCAAATACCACAGATACCCAGTAGAAGATGTTAAATAAGTAATGGCTAATAGGACTGGAGCGGTTGATGCAGGAGCTCCTTCGTTGTATGTACCACTTCGAATCTCATCAATCTCATCAGCTGTCAATAGATCATTGAAGATAACCATCTCATCAATCTTCGCTTCAAGAGTACCAGACGTGGAGCCATACACACCCAAACCAACTCTATAATCTCCGGTGGACATTGAGTTTGTTGAGTTTCCAGTTCCTTCTGATACGGTATCAGCATCAGCATCATAAACTCGTATTCGATATGCCTTTGTCGCCACATCGTAGGTAACTCCAATATGATACCAAGTATCAACGTCAAGTGCTTTACCTGCATAACTAATTATTTCAGTTCCGGTTCCCCCTGTGTGACCTACATATAGAGTGACGTTGTAAACAGCTCCTACTAAGTTTTCTGTCACCATTATACTTCTATCGCCTGCTACACTGGCCCACTTAGAAAAGAAAACACCCAAATGCCGATGAGCATTAATCTTAGTCCAAAACGCGATTGAGATCTGATCATTCCCAGCTCCATCTTTTAAAGGAAAGCCAGCATCTAAATCAGCGTCATCGATCACCAGCCTTCTGCCAGTATCCCATACACCACAAGCATTTCCTTCTTTGTAGTCAGCAGCATCATTTACAACGGAGGTGTTAACGAGTGTATTGCCTCCGACATCATCAACGGTTAGAACACCATCATCTAGTTTCCATAAAGCGACACAGTGTGTATCTCCCAGAAAATAATTCTCAGAAACTGCCCCTCCATATTCTTCTAAAAGCATTCCTGATACCAGCGGATTACTCTCATCCCCATTGTCAAACGCGACCTTGTAGATAGTCCCTATTAGTGAATCTTCTAAAGTTAGTTCCGAACCGCCTGTCGCTGTACCTGTAAACTCATAGTCACTTTGATTCAACTGACAGCCATCATTAAATAGAGTATGGTTGCATGGCTCTTGAAATAAATTCTTAGGCAGTTTTACATTCAGTCGATCATAAGCGGGTCTTGTGTTGATTATAATAATCGTCCGATTAAATGAGATGTCGCCAATACCTTCATAGATTAATAATTCTTTGTCTGAGGCATAAGTATCATTCCATAAGATTCGCTTGATCGTAATTTTAACACCTTCTAAGATGTTATGATGAATGAGGTCATAGAAATCGCTTCCGATATTGCTGAGTGTGATCTCAACTTCATCGGACTCGAAGTTATTAGAATACCGAATCGGACCACGGATGATAGGAATTGCATGATAAACCTCATCTGTGCTTTCCCATATAATATCTTTGCTATGTGAGGTATATCGATAAACTGCACCATTCTGAAGTTCGAAGATATAGAGCTCACAAACTTTTAAAGTTAAGTTCGCAATGGCAGTCATAAACGATGCATGTGCTGTCCTCATGATTCGATAACCTCAATCAAAGGTAGCTCTCCCATATTCCAAAGATCGATGAATAAAGATGTTTCAGTATAGACATCTAGTTCAAAACGTACTGGATAATAAAATTGGTAATCAGCGGTGATTACTTTTCCAACACCTGGTGCAGCTCCAAACGTGACAACTCCCGTATTATCATTTAAAGTATAATCAACACCTTCTGTTTTAGCAGCACCATCTACTTTAATCGTAGGAACATACTCAGTGCTCGGCTGAATCCGTGTTTTATCTTCGTCCCATGTCTCAGCTTCACCAACATAGTACGATTTAATAAGTTGAAAATTAACCTGAGCTGCAATGGCTGTAATGCTGCATTCAGTAAATGTGCATTCATAATCATTAGGATCAGCAAATAAAAATATTGAATACCGACCGCGTGCTCTTCGAAACAACTTGATGAGCTTATCTCTTGGAGCTGTTTTTAAAACATTGTAAGGGAGAACCCAGTGACGAATAGGTCTTTCCCAAACTTGATTTCGCTGTTCTCTACCAGAAGTAAAGACGACCAAATCAGTAGCCCACTGCTCAGAGTATCGAAGATTCTGACCAAATAACTTACCGATATAGCTGTTAATAACCTCCATCTATTGTCGTCTCCTAAAAGTATGGTTCTTATTCATTGTGTCTTGTAGCATTGAGGCAATGGTGCGTTTATTCTTACTTAAAAACTGGAATGTACCTGCAGCGTCAATTGAAGAAACATTAATAACTACAGTAGAAGTCTGTTTATCTGATTCACCTTCTTTCGGGATAACCCGTTCACCTTTTTCTAAGATGGTCGGAAACTCATCAGACCGAAGATTAAAGCCTTTATGAAATCTGGGCGCGTTGGCAAATAAAGAAATGGGCATTGGAGTTTGGGCCATTGACCCGACTGTTCCACCTCTGTGAGCAAATGAACCCATAACCATATCTGCACCTCCTGCATTTCCAAAACTTCCACCTGCTCCAACTAATCCACCCAACAGCCCACCAGTGATTCCTATCCCACCACTTGCACCTAAAGCTGCTGCCGCTGCAGTTAGACTTGTGGCTGCTATGCTTAATCCAGCGCCTGCTTGTATTTGGGTTGTTCCTGCTAATTGAAGCGTAGTTCCAGCCATTTGCAGCTGAGCGGTTGCGGGGTCAAACACACCAGCTAAATCTGGAAAGAAATGTTCAATCGTCCCTTTCATCACAGCACGTGCTGTTAGCTGCCCCATAAACCGACGAATCTCCAAGTCAATGCTAGTAAAGAGTTCGTTAATGACTTCTCTAAAAGTATTTGCTTCGTAACCTACTTTTGCAAATGCATCACCCAATGCACCTTCGATGCCATGAGCAGTTTGTTTGACAGACTCTTGGACAAACGCATCCCACTTATTAATCTCAGTGTAGTATTTCTGCAAGCCACGCTGCCAGTTCGTGAACTCAATTTCAGGACCTCGTGGATCACCGCCACCAAAAGGACTACCAGCTCCAATACCCTCTGTGACCTCAGCTCGATACTTCTCGAGCAATCCTGTAAACTGCGGGAATTTTGATGTTAGCATGCTAATCAAACTATCTAAATCTGCTTTAAACTGGTTTGAAGTAGCTTCCCATAAATCAGCAGCTGACTCTCCAACGGCGATGGTTAATGCCTTTAAATAAAGCGCTGTAGATTCGTAGCCTGATTTGACAGCGTCTGTAGTTTTGTCTAGTCCTTTTAAAGCTGTTTGATAATTTTCTTCCCAAGCATTAGTATTATAATTATTGAGATCCTCAAAGGTCTCACGAATTGCATCACGTGCCTGTGTAAACGACCGTGCGCTTTCATACTTTCCTATACCTTCTTTAATGATTTCCAATCGACCCATCATTCCAGTAAAAGTCGTCATCAGATCAGCAGCAAGTCCTGCTAGTGCAGGTTTAGTATTGGTTCTAACACTTTCCCAAGCAGCTGAAAAATTTTCGGTCAACCAAGACCAAAATGCTTTAAGGTTTTCTTTCGCATTGTTGAGCATTGATTTAATATCATTACCAATTCCTTCAAGCAATGGTTTAATACCATTTGCATTCTGTTTCCACGCAGCTCTAAAAATATAAATCGCGCCTGCAATGATTAATAACTCACCACCTAATAACCCAAATGATGTGATAGCAGCTCCCGCTACAGGAGCTACTAATTTAAGAACACTAATAAATGGTGAAAGCACATATGTAACAGCTTGGATACTTAATCCTAATCCACCTAATGTAACTAGAGCAATACCTAAGCCAGCTACCCATTCTGACATACTACTTACAATTTGCGGATTAAGCTCCATCCACTCTTTTAAGGCATTTAAATAGGGTCGGATTATGGTATTAATCTTTTCAATAGCAGGTGTTAATCCTGCGCCAATCTGTCTGACTACAGCTTGTAATTGTTGGTATAAAATTCCCAATTGTTCCCACAAGGCTTTGAGTTGATTATCTAACAAAGTTTGAGCAGCAGCACCCGCTGACTCTAATCGATCAGCAAACTCATCAATCAGTTTTGAACCACCTTTAAATAAAGCTAAGCCGCCAGCTAGAGCATTCTCGTCAAACCACTTAGTCAAGACTGTGTTGCGTGTCGTTTCATCGACTTTGCTAAGTGCTATAGACAGCTCATCAATAATTTGTTTAAAAGGTTTCATGGCAGATGTACCATCGGCAAAGTGATTATACGTGTCGATATAGTCTCCCAGAATAACAGCGCCTTTACTACTCTCATCTGTCAGGTCACTGAGTATTCTTCTTAATGCTCTACTAGCTGCTGCACCTTCAGAACCTGCTTGAGCCATTAATAATAACATGGCGTTCATATCTTTAAAATCGTTAGAGGTTAAAGTGGCAATATTTCCAATTGACAATAAACCTTCCATTAAGTCAGCAAGTGATGTTCGAGCATTTGCTGTACCATAAGCTAAGTAGTTAACGGTCGTATCTAATTGGTCCATTCCAATATCAAACACGTTCATAACATCTAACAATTTCGTAGCTGTCAAGCCCAGTTCAGTTTCAGTCCCTTTAGCAAGAGCCGCAATGGTTGGTAATAAGTTTAATTGGTCTGGAGTAGCATAGCCTGATTTCTTTAAGACTTCAAATCCTCGGCTGATCTGCTGAACAGAAAGATTAAAGCGAACAGCCATTCTGTCAGCAGCTCTTGCTAACTCTTCAAAGGCAGCTTGACTTAAAGTGGTATCAGCTCTAGCTGTGGCTGATCGCATCGCTTTTTCAGCATCCGCATATTTTTTAATCGTATAGCCCATCGCTGCTGAAATACCAGCGCCTATAAGAAAAGCTTCACGAGAAAATCGTTTCAGATCTTGGATCATATCATTGACGGCTCGGCGATGTTCTCGAGCAATCTTATTATTCTGAGTTTCACGGTCACGTAAGCCTCTCAGCAAATCATTCTCAGCTTTAATCTGATCCTTGATATCCCTTTGATGAATGAGAGCAGATCGCTTGGCGAGTTTATCAACATCGCCTTTAGCCGCTCGAGCACTGAGCTCATCGACGGTTCGGTAGACTTCTTTTTTAGCCGCTGACAAATCGGCTTTGAGCCGTTCGAGATTGGCTTTGATCGTAACTTGTGCCGTCAAGAATTCATTATCAGCCATGGTCAGACGCCTTCCGGTTTCTGCTGTTTCATAATATCAACAGACCAATGAAAACATTTTATAATCTGATTGAAAACATACCTTCTGGATTCAGTAGCGACATTATAAAGCTCAATCACCGTCTCAACGGCATTGTAATCCAATCCAATCGGATTGCCTTCAATATCTGTTTTCATTTGTGATCTCACAGTTAGAAAGATCTCAACGACTTCTCTATTTGCTTCATCGAGCTGAACGTAGCAACCCTCACAAGGAGGCTCACGATAGTTCTGCTCATAAACTGCTATACAGTTTTGGCAGTTTGTTTGGTAGATCCACTCGATGAAGTCTTTGAGTTTTTTTCCAGTTGCTCAGTTGAGATCTCATTGTCTTCATTCAGTTCAGTAACTTTGTCTAAGAAGAATGTAGCAAATGCATTGCTGCCCATCATAGCCACTTTAGAGTCAGCTGTCGGTTTAACTTCTTTACCGTCTAGCTTGACATCTTTCCAATCGACAATACAGTAATCCCAGACCAGCTTATCTCGAAGTTCTTCATCGATTGTTTTAAGCTCAGTGACTTGACCTCGAATGGGTTTCCATTTCTTAGTCGTTGTTAACTTGTCAATACGGCGAGACTCATCAATCGATAAGACTCGAAGACAAATCCCGCCGCTGTTTTCATCCTTGCCATTAAACCAAAACCATTTACCAGAATTTTCTGATGTAAAGTCCATGCTCTTCTCCTATTCAATTAAGTTAGCGTTTCATTTCGTTACTGCATAACGACTGTTTGGATTCCACCATAAACAATATCGGAACCTGTCATGGATACTCGTTTAACACCGGCTCTGAAGAAATATGTACCATAGCCTTCATTCAAATCAGATGTAATTGAAAAGACCGGCGATTTGTTCTCTGCTAACAACTCAGAGACAGTCAGGACTTCAGACAAAGCTATCGTAACAAGTCCATTAACTGTTTTACCAGCTTGAGCAACGACATGCAAACTTGACCCGGTTACTAGTGACTGATATCCACCCACACGACCAATGACAGTGATGTCAGAATCGCTGTTGTCAAAATCACAAGCACCCACTGTCTCACAGATCAAAGTACTGGTATCTGCACCCTGCAGAATCAATCGACCACTGACCTTAGCACTAAACTCTGTACGAGCAATGCCAGACGCTGCTTGCTTAACAGCCGTGGGAGATTTCGTAATGATCACGTGACTCGGCTGTGCTGTTCCATCGAACAAAATTGTGTTCGGGTCGGGGATGAAGTAGTTGTCTGCATCAACATACAACTTCAGATCTGTCAGCTCAGTACCTAAGTGAAATGCTTCTTCGATCAGTGCGAGACCAGGGTCACCAATCAGAAAATCACCCGTGACTGAGATCTCACCACCTTCGATGGTAGTCGGGGTTTGGATCATGTACTGATAGTTAAACAAATTAGAGGGTTCAGTATTCCGGGTCTCACCGGAATAATTCCATTCGGCCATACCTAAGATATTGGTAGTGCCTTTTAAAATCTTGCCTTTGTAACCAATTGAACGTGTCATAATTATTCTCCTGTAAAAAGTTAAGTTCGATCAACTGCCAAAATAATTCGGAACAGAATCAGGTACTCCCAGATCCCATCAATTTTATTTTTAATGATATTCTCTTTCTGCATCTTTAAAAACGTGTAGTCATCAACAGTTAAAGTGCAATAGTTAAATGCTGCTAATACTTGTTTTAAGATCAGATCAATTGCGACTGATGACCCAGAGATATTACTATAAATTTTAAACTGAACAATGCAGTTTTCTTTCACATCACTAAATGTATGTTCGTCTGTCTGGCTAATCAGTTGAAATACGCCGTATGGATAGGCAGTACCCTGAGGAGCTTCAGTATCATAAAGTCCACCTGTCAAAACTGCTTTAAGAGCAGCGACTGCATTATACCGAGCAATGATTGCTTTACTAACCTGCTGCATCAAAGATCCTCTTAATTTCGGGTTTTGACATTTCTAATGCTGGAACGAGCGATGGTTTAGGCCGTGAGCCAGGATGTAAAACCTCGGTCCCATAAAACTGATCTTGCAGCTTGTTATACATAATCCGTTTGTTTTTAACTCGAATGGTATGTGGCCCTGTTCCCGTTTCAACCCAGTAAGCGTATGGCACTGTATATCCAATGTTGACCTCGAGCGGATTGGGTTTTTGGGAAGTTAGGCTGTTAACCATCGCATCAGTCATTTCACGATCTCGAGACAGATTCACCATGGCCAAAGGTCGAGCTGCCTGCATCACAACAGCTGCCGACTTGTCTAAACATTCAGACACTTTGGCTTCAGCCATGTTTATAACAACCACCGTATGGTCAGCTAAAATGGTATTGTCAAACATTTTCTTTACTCAATCAATTCTAATTGAACTTCAACATGCTTCACTGTTTCAAACAGGTCTCGTTCCCGATAAACACTTAATACATTGTAGGTCAATCCATCAATCACCACTTTGTTCTTTGTTGTGATCGTCTTAGGAGGAATATACAAGACATGCGATGATTTCTCAGCCAGTCGGCTAGATAACACTTGCTCATTCCCTGTGATTTTAGCCAAACGACCCCTGAAGACTGAGTTGATAGTCCCCAGAATAGTGGCCAGCGTTATGCTATTAGGGACAGGGACTGTAGCGTCTGCTAATTCTTCTGCCGCCTCAAAATCTGCGGGATTCGATAAAACTGCGTACTCGATAAGCTCATTAATATAATCAATCGTTATGATTTTAGCAGTATACCCATTTACTGATCCTGTGATGGTATCTTCTGCTTCTAAAGTACCTACTGATAGGGTATCATCAAACAAAGCTCGGTACAGGTTTGACCAAGTTTCGGTTTGGCCTCCCTGCCCATCGTCTACACTTGTTTTTGTTAAGACTGAGATGTCATCAACATAGTTAATCATGTTAACCTCGCTTTCTACGATGGCTTCGTTTTTTAGTGGGACGCCATCCATGCTTATATGCTTGGGCTACGCGCTCAAAGTTAGCACGCGCTCGCGCTGATCGAAACTGAATGATCTTTCCACTTCTCAGCTTTAGTCGATTACCTTTTAGTTTCATAAACCTAAGTCATCATTAATTTCGGTTAAATTAATAGAATGAGCATCTACATATCCACCAGTAGAGTCAGGCTTAAAGTTATCTAAGATTTTGAGTAATGTCAGTGGGAAATCACCATACTCAGTTCGATCTCCACCCACTGTCTGACCTTTAGCACCAATTGGGTTTTCCATTGCATACTTGATTAAACCCGCGGTGGGAAATACTACACCCGTAGATAAGTCATCAATGCTACTCACTCCACAATACTTAACAATAATATCTTCAATGATCGGAATGAGAATAGTGATTAATGCATCATACTCAGTGTTTGTATCAGCAATTTTTAGTATTGTTTTAACTGTGGCTAAAGCTACACTCATATGCCTAAATCCTCGTTGACATCATTCAGATTAATTACTTCAGCATTGGCGTAACCACCTGATGTGTCGGGTTTAAAATTATCTAATAATTTAAGTAAAGCGTTTGGAAACTCACCATACTCTGTTCGGTCGCTGCCCACTGTTTGTGACTTAGCACCAATGGGATTTTCCATCGCATAACGGACAAGTCCTGCAATCGGGAAGATAGCGCCCACTGACAGATCGCTGATGGCTGATATACCACAATAGTTAACTACTACATCTTCGATGATGGGAATAAGTACTGTCAACTGGTCGTCATATTCTGAATCAGTAAGTCGGAGAATTGTTTTAATGGTATCAATACTAATAGCTGGTAATGGTAAAGATGTTACAGGTGTTAAAGCTACAAGTAGATCAGACATTTCAGCGTCAATAACTGTCAGATCAGACGTGATAGCACTCATATCAACAGATACTTCTTCCAGGTGATACTCTGCGTCAATCGGAACACCAGCGTCATAGTAAACCTTTAGATCACCAGCTTGCAAAGAAACGCCCGCAGGTCCACAGTAATCATAGGTCTCATCTTCAACCAATACCACGGGACCATCGACAGTCACCAACGGCTGTCCACGCTTAGCCTTGGCTGTGATATTCGGATTTCTACCCGTTATCGGATAGGTCACTCTGTATTCGTCGTTCGGCATTTTTTCTCTTTTCAATCTCTGTCATAATCGACGTTATGTTCTGAGAAGCCTGCGCAATCTGCTGTTGGGACTGATGAATCACGTTATGCTGGTTGTTTAACGCTACACCAAGTTCCCAGTCCTTCATCTCAGATAGTTTTTGCTGCTCTGGTTGTACTACTTTCTTTTTTGCCATCTTAAACTCCTGTAATAATGTTGTCGGGGACATCCTGCTCCGCTTTGGGAATCGCTGACACCGCCGTTCGGTATCGGTCTTGGTCTTCGGCATAATCCACCATCCTGACGAGTGCCTTGATTTGCTCAGTGATGACCCTGACCGCAAACTGCTTGGCGGTTTCCGTGTCACCTTGCTCGGCATACGAGTAATTCCAGTTAGCGTTAAACTCTTTTGTCTCAGTGGATTTATGTGCGCTCATATCAATGCGTGCGCCTGCCGCTTTCGTAAACGCATCCACGACCTTCGGGACAGCGGCTTCGGGTATTGTTAATTGTACGGTTACGTCTGCCATTTTATCTCCTATGCTATATTTGTGTGTTCATAATAATCAATCGCTACGTTCAGTGCGATATTGTTACCGACCGCCTCGACCTCAAATAGATAGACAGTATTAGGCAGCAGGACGTATTCGCTTTCATTTCTGCCGCTGCCACCGATAGTTTTTCCAACTCCTGAATATTCGACCAGCAGAATCGTTCCATCGACGGTCTTTGTAACATCAGTTCCATACTTATTGGCTACAGGAACGGTGGCGTTATCCAGGCATCCCGACGTTGTTGCTGTTAGGTTTCTATTGTGGTTGACAATTGCATTTCCATTCGTTCCTGTATTTGCTGTGATTGTTGGGGCTTCGTATATTCTATAAATCGCAGCACCACCAGATGACCATTGTCCAAATACGTGACAGAACGGCGCAGTTGACTTTGTTTTTATGTAGATATTGATAGTTCCTGCGGTCGATACGCTTGCATTATAGGCGTATGCGTGGAAGCTCGACCCCGCATGAATTTCGTGGTGGGCGTAGTCAATGGTCTGTATTGTGTTAGTTGCCTTGTCCAGACGCAACGGCTGTGCCGTACTGTCGGAACTCCTCCATCCTCTGATTAGTCCAAAATAACTCATCGTATTATCCTATAAAATTATCCATTTATTATCTGCTTGACATTGAACGCATACACATTCCCATACCGCCAAAGCAACCGCCGTCGTAAAACCGTCAATGGTATCTGTTCCGGTCGCAGCAACACTGACAATGGCCGCACCTATATTTTTAATGTAAAATATCTGACCAACTGTGGTGGCAGAGGTATCTGGTAAAGTGACAGTAAACGCTACCGTCGCGTGCTCGCAAACAACCGTATAGTCTGTTACCAATATCTGATAGGTCGTTGTCTTTGTCGCACTTACAGTCCTTTTATTCCCGCCCGTAACACTAAGTGAGGCGTTTATCGCTAACGTCTGACTCGCTGGTGTTGCCGCCATCACCCCGTAGAGGATGGCGTTGGTGGCTTCTGTGGCTATATCAGCTCTTTGTTGGTTATCAATGATGAGT